AATCTACTCCAGGGCGAGGAGTAGGGTTACCATCTTCAACCAAGAATATATTATTAGCAGTAGCGAGGGCGTCTTTAGGTATACGAGATTTATCTATTAGGGTGATAACACCTCTGCGCCAATTTGAGAGCGTCAACGTGGACGGCTTAGGCCCCGTGCTTGGCATTTTGATGCTTAAATTAAGAGGCATTATCGAGCCTCGCTAGTCGCCAATAATTTTCCCTATTCCATCGTCTGCGACAAACCATACATTTATTTCTTCTGAATCTAGGCACCCCAAATACTCCCACTCCTGTCCGGTAGGGACCAGGGGTTTGCCCAGTTTCCAGAATCATTATCTTGTTTCATATTCTTTAGAGCCTCTTCAGCATCACGTAGAGCTGTCTGATAACCTGTCCAGTTACGGGAAGCTCTAAAACGATTAGACAACATATGTTGTACAATAAATCTAGAATTAGGGCATTCGGTAACATCCTCACCGGTAGTGAACTCAGTAGGGTTCTTGTAGTAGACATAATCTATCTGCTTGCCTTTAAGTGATGATGGCGGTGCTGGGTTGAGGTGGAGAGTAAAACCATTTGAGGGGTCGCCAGTAAAGTAAGCAAAAGTATTCAAATCGCCCTTAAATTGCACATCCTGTGGGTCGAGAATGGGATATTTTTGGACGGTATTATTTGATGAGTCAAGGATTTTAATAAACCCCCCACTCTCCCTCATATTACTAGGGCCGTCATAATCAGTTTGTGAAGTAATAATAGTTTGCGCCCCAGAACCGTCAACTTGGTTTGTCTCAAAAAGTTCCTTCCAATAATTAGAATCATAATTCGCCCATCGGTTGATAGCGTTGTTGGCGAAGCGAAGAGCAATAGTGTACTCGTCGTCAGTCGAAGACGGAACGGTAGCTTCACCGCGATAAATACTATAAAACTCAGTAAAAATTTGGTCAAAATTCATGCGGTGCTCCAAGTCTTGCGAAGAATTATTTGGCTTATTGTCGGTTGGCTGATACCGAATTTTTTAGACAACTCAACCTGGGTTAATCCCTTTCCGTGTAGAATACGAATCCGACGAGCAATACTAGTATTTATTTTTGCACTATTGCCGAAATGTCTCGTCCGATTACCCGTTGCCCAATCGTGTCGGATATTCTCTAGATGAGTACACCACACAAGATTTTCTATCGAGTTATTAGCTTTATTATGGTCAAGATGGTTAACATGGGGCTTGTTATCTGGATTGGGGATATAAGTAAGAGCAACGGCCTGATGGGCATATAATCCTTTTCTCTTACCGTTGTCTCCCGCAAGGTCATATCTAACATATCCATTCTTGTCTATACCCTGAGTTAGCCAGCCAGGACGCAGGTTATGTGTCCAAACTCGCCCATCGGTAGTTGCGGAGTAGTTGCTATATTGGGGGATTCGCTTCATGTTTGTTTTGCCTTTTTCTTCATTATACCAAACTTTTCTTAATTGACACTTTTGGTTTAGTGGCTTTAGTCTTGGCTAGGGTTGACCTTAACTTACCAACCCCTTTAACTGAAACCTTGGGAGCGTGAACACTGCCTTTAGTGAGTGAGATTCTGCCGGTGGGGGGTGAACTCGAGCCAGAACGTCTACCGTAGCCCCCGCCAGAACCGCCTCCGCCCAAAGCATAAAATTCGTTACCATTTTTATCTGTGTATTTACCGACATCGTATTGGCCGAGATTATAGATAGCCTTTAGTCCTTTCTGGGAGAAGCCAGAATCTTTGAACTGGGCTTGCCCGGCGTCCTTTTCGAGATTGTAAAGAGAAGCCTGCGTCCAAGTCCTGGTCATCATAGCCCACTCTTTGGGATGAGATTGAATCCAAATTGAGCGAGTCTTATTGCCGCCTCTCGGACCGTCGTTTTTGGGCTGCGCATTATATACATCCATTAGTTTCTGAATTGCTGGCGGTGACTTAGGGTAAGTGTCCAGCTCACCATAGCCCTGAGCCTTCCGCATAGCGTTGTTGTATTCAGCTTGTTTGTCGAATTGTTGCTGAAGGTCGGGGTTGGCACCGACATATTCAGCCGCTTTTATATCATCTTTGATGGCGAAGTAGGTATCCATTTTATTAGATACTTGTGGGGAAGCGCTCGGGAATTCGATGGGGGCTTGGGGCTTATTGGGGTCGCCCGGCGGAAGCGAGTCGAAGAACTTACTGCGGTCTTTTGTCAACGGTTGGTACCAGCTATCGTTTTGGGTGTGCCAGTGGCTACGGTCAGCCCCGCCGGGAGGCATGGCCTGATACTGAAAATACCCGGTAATCTGGTCTTTAGTCTGTTGCCAGAGTGGGTCAACTTTCGAACCTTGTTCGGCAAGATTTTGGTTCATACCAATAAGTCTGTCTATGACTTTAGGATTCTGTAAAAGAGCGGAGGCCTTAGCTCGCTGGTCGTTGACGCTCGGCATAACAGCATATTTTCCAGTTACAGAGTTTTTCTTAGAACCTGTATAAAGTTTAAGAGCGGCAGATTCTTGGGCGTTAAGACCTCTTCCGGCCTCGTCTATACTGCTAAAGTAGCGATTTGTATCAAGAGATTTTCCGACTGTCTTATCGGTGCGGATGGTAAATCCGGTCGAAGAGGCTAAAGATTTAACTAGCGGATTTGAGGACGGCGTACCGGCTTCTAGGACTTCTCTGGATGAGCCGGGCAAACGGTTCTTGACCGCATCGGTGTAACCCAACCCCTGCAAGCCGATGGGTAGCGCACCCTGGATTGCCTTGGTTGCGACCTGGATGGCCTGTTTGCCATGTTGGGCACCCTCTTCATATAGCGGTTTGTTGCCGAATTCAGTATTAGTTGAAACCTTAACTACATCGCCAAGGTTGGGTGACAGCCTGGCTCTTGCCCACTCCCCAACCGTATCGGGCATATTCTTTGGCGAGAAGTTTACACCCAGATGGCCGTCTGCTTGTCTAACCAACTTAATTCCTAGGATATGAGCTACCTCAGCCGTGTAGGTCATCGGTATGCGAATCTCTTGGGTGTTGTCCTTATTATCTTTAATGTTTGTCGGAATAGCTGGGTTGATTAAAGCCCTCAAAACCATATCCCGAACATCGTCAGATTTTTGTCTAACCAGCCAGCCGACACCAACAATCAGGGCGGTGGCGCTAATGGCATTAGCGGCTACATCGGCTCTGGCCATAGAACCAGCCAAACCAACCTTAGTGGCGCCTTTATACAGGTTAGCTAGTTTAGATGGCGTAAACTGTCCGGCTAACATAACTCTTTCGATTCCCTTCACTAAAGTTGGGTGCATGTTCATCGCCGCTTTGTTGATGAAGCCCATAGTAAAGTTAGCTACCTTTCCGGCTTCTAATGCCTCGGGGCTGCCTTCTTTTATGCCGAACTTCTCCATATCCCTTCGCAGGGCTCCGATTACTTCTTTGTGCATCATGGGTATCTGCTTCTCGAAGACCATTTTGTGGCCAACATTGAAGTGTTTACTGGCACCATAGGCTGACTTACCGATTGGCGAGCCATGACGAGCCGCGAATTGAACGTCGCCTCGTGCATAGGCTTCTTCTAGTTTTCGGTTTACGAATCCTTTACCGCCAGGAAATAGCGGGCGGATAGTATTCCCCAAGCCCCTAGCAGCTCGTACCGGGTGGACGCCCATCGTTAAATCTCCGTGCGCTAAGTAGCCAGGTTTGGGCATTACTAATGCTGGGGCGGCTCGTAGCCCCGCTATGTTAACGGTGTGAAACTGTGAAAGCGAAAGCAATAGCCCCTTGCGGAAGGAGTTGCTGGCATCATAGAAAGTACCAAGCTTGGTTTTTTTAGTGGTCATTGATAGGATTCCCCTAGCCTGGTGTAACCCCTCATCACTTAGCCTGACGGTCGTTCCCCAGCCCAAATCAACCGTATGTGGTTTAAGGGGATTATTCCTGTCGGCTTCGGCCAGTGACTTAGCCAGAGATTTGCGTTCAAGTGCCGAGGTAGTAGCGGTAACATATTTTTGGAGTGCCACTCTAGGGTTCTTTTCGACACTTAAACCAGCTTTCTCGGCAGCGGCTACGAACTCAGCGTGGGTGGCGTATTTACGCTGGATGGCGTGTTTAGCCACACTACCAAGTTCTCCAGAGCCTAGTTGTTCTGGTGTTACATCCTTTAGGCTGGCTGCCCGTAGCTCCCAGTTCTTTTGATAGCGGGTTGGGGTACCCAGTATGTTAGATTCTTTATGAATTCCGTTAGCTGTTTCTCTAAACCATTTAGTGGCGGCCTGGAAACTAGGCGGTGCATCTTTGGGGATGACACCTTTTTCTACAGCATCCCAGAACTTACCATGTAGCGAGGGACTGTCTTTGGCTAGTTTGCCAAGATGGTAGTCAGCAATCTTGCCAGCGGTCATCAGCGGGGCGGATACGGCATCTCCGGCCGTTCTAGCACCTACCCAATTCCCTGGTGCAACTTCGTGAATATTGGATTTATAGGGGTTTGACTTCATGCCCGTAGCAATCTGCTCTTTACTGGGCGGCCCCATGCCTTGAAGTTTAGCCAGAGTCATTTGAACTTTGGGAGATAACCCAGCCAGTTCTTCTGGAGTCTTAGGTACATACCCAGGAGAGGTCTGCAAGAAGTCGGGAGGAGTTGTCATATCCCCCTGCCCTTTCGCCTTGACTACCCCCCTAACTGGGGTGGGGGGAGTTTTAAGTGAAACCTTGGGTAGGTGTGTCTTACCTACTTGTGGGGGTTGGGTAACTGATGGGTTGAAATCTCCTTGAATCTGTTTGGGGTCTAGTGGCGTGGCGTGGCTTCTAATGCGACCAGTTGGTACGCCGTGGTTATCCAGTTCCGCCACCACAGTATTTCCGTTAGCGTGACCGAGTATTACGTCCCTTGCATTATGAAACCGCCCATATACCTTGCCTCTGAACTGCTGGTTGATGGGGTCGGGGTGATTGGCGAATAAGTCATTAACCTGCTGAATCTCTGGCTTACTTAACATCACGCCTTGCTTACCAGCCTTCGGGCTATCCATCTCTTTAAAGGCTTCATCTATGCTGGCGAACTTAGGCTTCGCCTGTACTTCGGGTACATTAGGCTTATTTACATTCTTACCTACTGCACCTCTAAGGGGTATGTTTGGGGTGGGCGGATTTTGCTTAACTCTGACGGTGGGTCTGGGTACAGTTGTTGAGGCTACGTCTGGGTTGAGTACGATACTCTGGTCTGCTTTGGCGGCTTGGAAGAACTTGCGCCCACTACCCTCGGTTGCCCTATTCTTAGCCACGTTCGTAATGTCCACCACATCATACTTGTTACGAAGTGCTGTCCAGAATTGTGGGTCGTCAGGGTGTACGCCAAGTGAGTTGGCCACATCTTTTAATTTGGAAGCACTATCTATGGTTAGTTTCCTAGCGTTGGGCGAGATGTGATAATCCACCCCCTGTAGCTGTTTAGTATCAAAAGCATTCTTATAACCAACATACTTCTGCTGCTTATAGTCCATTACGGGCGTAATGCCGTTTTTCTGAAAATAACCCTCTTTCATCATTTTGGGGGTGACGTGGTCAATATTAACTACTTCTGGATTCGCCTTTGGTATGTTCGCTACGCTCCAAACTTTGTCATTCTTGGATAGATAAAGTGCTGGCTTGCCGTCATTAACAAATTTGCCTGTTGTTTCCCCTCGTGCGAGATTACCAGTTCCATGTATAGGATTCTTGGAAAAATCAAAGGCCGCCCCACCCTGTAATTGTTTAGCTACTTCTGGGCTTGTAAAATGCTTTAATGGTTGTCCACCCACGTTTTTCCCAATAGCACCTATTTGGTTTTGGGCTTGGTCAAAAGTCTTGACAGCTCGACCCGCTTTTAAGGAAACCATGGCACCGCCACGTAGGCCACCGGCAGTCATAAGAGAGTTGAGAACAGCCTCAGCCTGAGCCGTGGTTCTGCCCTTTGTAGCCGCTGTTTCTTTGAAGGTTTTTTGCCACGACGGGATGGGCTCTTTACCCAGTAGGAAGTTCTCCGTAGGTGAATTGGCGGTATGAGAGCGCTGATAAACGTCGCCACCAGCAGGATTTAATGATTCACCTAAACCATATACGAATCGTGGTGTTGCTTGAGCTAGTTGCCTGGCGGTCGTTGCGTCTAATTGGAAACGTTGGCGAGCACTATTAGCCACTTGGTTGTTGTGGGTGAGGTTTGCCAGCCCCAACCTGGCACCCTCTACTGGTATGCCCGCTGTATGATAAACCCCACCAGCCAAGCCTCTGACTAGGCCCGTTACGGGCGCGGTGGCGTTAGATACGAAAGAACCCTGATTCGGGACAGGTCTACGATTCTGTATAGACGTATTATAAGTCGCCCCATTGTCAAAAGGGTTGACTTGAGCACCAATAGCATCAATCTTCTTGCGTATATCTCGCAAAGAGAATCCCATTGGGGTTACCTACTGACTCTTTTTACGTGTTGGTGATGTGAATAATGGTAGGTCTGAAGAAAATGGTGAGTTTTGAAACTGTAGGGGAACGTTTGAACTAAAGTTGAATGGATTAGCGGCAACCTGTCCAGCACCAGCTAAGCTAGCAGCCGTAGAACGTCGTTGGTCTTTTGAGGTAGGTTGGACGCCAGCTACACCTCCAGTTAGTTGGTCGCCAAACTGAGATAGAGCTTGTTCAATTTGAGACTGAATAGCAGCCTTTTCTTGTTCTATTTGGATTCTTTCAGGCAGAGATTTATCAGCTGCCCAGGCATCAAGAACTGCTAGTTTATCGCGGTGTCGAGATACAGCTCCTGCAATATCTTGAGTTTCACTGGTTCTAATTCTATTTGCTCCAGCTTGAGCTTGTGTATTAAATGTATCTTGAGCCAAACCAATATTTCGGTCTTCAATACCATATTGATTACCAGTATTACTGAGTTGCCCACGACCTATTTCACCATAAGCGTTAGCTAGGGCGGCTGAGGCAGAAGAATCAGTCGCGTTACGGTTAGCCAGCATAACTCCACCAGAACGTATACCATTAGCGACCATACCTAAAATCCCAGCTCGACCCTGCTTAAGAGATAACTCATTCTGAATCCCACGTTCATCGATACCTTGCTGACCCTGCCTAAGAGAGTTTATGTAGTCACTTATACGAACGCCCAAGCCAATACCGTAATTTCCTGCCCAGTCGTTAGCTGAACCGGTAATGTTTTGTCTTTGAGTGTTAAAAGAACTAATATCAGCAGGAGTGTAAGTGGGCTGTACAACACCAGCCGCATTACCCCCTGGTAGACTGACATCACCTACCCCGCCTCCGCTAGTAAATGGTGATACCTCGCCAACATTAATTTCTCCTGCTCCTGGGTTAAAAGCCCCCCAATATTTATCCGCCATTTCTCTAGTAACAGGATTCAACGTACCGCCTATATTATAATTTGGGTCAGCCATTAAATCTGCCATATTCCGCATTTGTCCAGGAGAACCAGAGTTATCTCCAAAGGCTGAACCAATATTTGCTCCGAGTCTTGATACTCCTTGACCTATAAGGTTAGCTCCAGGTATATCGCTTACAAGTCCGGCTAACGAATTTATAATACTCATTATTTAACCTCTCTACGCGACTACCAGCGAGCCAACCTTGCGACTATAGGTGGGTGTTTTTACGTGGCAAGGCACACACAGCGTCCTGCCGTTAGTTATTTCAAATCGTAAGTCAGGGTACAGGGCGAACTGTTTGATGTGGTCTGCATGAAGTCTGCCACCACGAATACCGCAGTCTTGGCAGGTAAAGTTGTCTCTTTTTAATACGGCCATGCGCCAGTCGCTATACTGGGCTGATTTTCTGATTCTGCTGGATAGTACTTTAGCTCCACCTCGCCAGTTCCAGTGACCACTGCCTCTTTGAAATAATTTGGCACACTTTAAGGAACAGTACTTGTTTTTAACACCATTCCTCGTGAAAGCTATTTTGCAATTCAGACAGTCGATAACTCTACCGCTATTCATCCTATCCCAACTGGCTCTACAAGTTCTAGAACAAAATGTCCATTTAGTCCGACTACGACGCTCCGTCCCACAGTCAATACACTGCCTAAAAATAGACATAGCTTTATTAGCACAGTCACGGGAGCAAAACTTACGTCTGTTCTCCCATTGAAGCACACTACAGTTCTCTGGTTTCGCAAAGCCCCCGTTACAGTATTTGCAGTCTTTTTTCATTATGCAGTCGCTTTTACCGAACTATCTGAACTTAATGGATACCACATACAGTAATAATCAATTACACCAGAACTAACTGACTCAACTGAAACGGTCTGGATAACATCATCAGTAACAACTTTTTGGGTTAATACGGACGAAAGTTCGACTGTAGAGTCAGGTGTAGCATCGTGCCATATTTCTTTGGCGGCTAATAGGAATGATGAAGTAGTAGCGAGTAGTCCGGTTGGGTTAGCGGTCGTACCAACAGCGATTTGACCAGCGTTGCCAGCCGACTGCGAAGCTGATACAGACGCGGAAGGCGATAGAGAGAGAGAAACCGAGACGCTTCCCGAAGCTGATGGAGATACCGAAGTTGATGGAGACAATGAGCCGGAAGCACTTGAACTTGCTGAAGCTGATGGGCTAAGAGAACGAGAGGCGCTGGAACTGGGCGAGACCGAGGCCGAGGCACTGGAACTTGGTGATAGTGACCCAGACGCACTGGCACTGGGCGAAACTGAGGAACTGGGTGAGACACTTGATGATGGGCTGATAGATGTGCTAGCTGATGGAGAACGGCTAGAGCTTGGGCTTACCGAAACACTAGCTGACGGTGATACTGAAGCCGAACGAGACGAACTTGGGGAGAGTGATGCGGAGGTAGATACGGATTCTGATGCGCTTGGGGAAACTGAACTAGAAGGACTCAAACTGGCCGAAGCCGATGCGGAAGGGGATGCACTGGACGAGGTTGAAGTCGAAGCAGACGGGGATAACGAAGCCGAAGCAGCACCGGGGGCCGTAACCACCCTGCCAAATAAACGCATCAAGACAGACCCAGTAACCGTAAATAAAGTAGCTGTACCAACAGCACCAGCACTATCACCGCCAGTAAAGGTCATGGTTTTAAGAGCCTGGATAGACCAGTCAGTATCAGTTACGGGAGCATTGTTGGAATTATTTTGAAAAGCCATTTTTTTTGTTTTATCCTTTTATATTTCTATAGTATCATAGTTTATTAAAAATCAAGTCCTAGTAATATCCGATTGAATCTGGAATGTTCCACGATAAGCCGATAGATAGTTACCAACCGAATCCTTGAACTGACTATCATACCAATAATCCCCAGCGTCTATATTGGTATCGGAGTGGGTGAGTGTGAAGATATGGTTGCCATTGGCGGCGTCCGTAAATGAAGTAGCGGACTTTTGGATAGAAACTCCCGTATCGTCGCTCGGGTCACCGGAGGCATTGACTGTGAAATAAACCGTACCGCCAGCTAGATTCAAGAGAGTAGTCCCGTCCTCGTCATAAAAAGTGCACGACACTCGCCTGGTGTCTCCTCTGATAACATCGCGGATTGGTTTACCCTTCCTTACTGCCACGCTAATCTCCGATTCTTAAAGTTGAGGTACGCCTGATAACGACATTTTCTGCACTCTCTATTGTTCCTATCCTTCCGCCGATAGGTATTCTCTTCATTGAATTCGTGTCCGTTGACACAATGAGTTTTTCTGTGGTTAATGCCAGCGAATGTTATGGAACTCCTCAGCATATTATCTCTTCTAGTTACTGGCTCTAGGTGGCTAGGATTGACACACTTTCTGTTGTTGCATAAATGGTCTAGTTCTAAGTCTTTAGGAATTTCTCCTACAAATAACTCATACATTAAACGGTGGGCACGGTATGGCTTGTTCTGATATGTCGTCTGTCCATAACCACAAGTGTTTAATGCTTTATCCCAGTTCCAACAATCTCCAGTTTTTGTAAAGCTGGACATAAGTCTCTGTTTCAATTCTTCAATCTTTGCCATTTTTGTTTTTCCTTATATTCGAATTATATCAAACCTAATTACTAATATCAACTGTTGGGCTATCGACTATATTTAATGTGTCTATTTTCTTAGTGCCCGTTAGTTCATCAGTGTCGGGTTTAGCGACCACTAATTCGTCGATTTTCTTAGTAGCGATTATATGGGTAATTGGACTTTTGGCGATAACTAACGGGTCGAGATATTTTTTGGCGACAATAGAATCTATTTGTTTAACGCCTATTATGTAATCTATCCGTCCGTGAATCTCTAGAGAGGGGGAGGGGGAAACACTCGCAGATACACTCGCAGATGGACTGAGGGAGGAACTGATACTGGCAGAGGGACTTAGCGATAGGCTGACGCTGGCCGAGGGGGAGAGACTCGGACTAGCAGAAGCGGAAGGGCTAGGGGAGAGAGAAACCGAGGCTGATGGTGAAAGACTGGCACTGACTGAACTGGAGGGTGAAACAGAACTCGACGGGGAAAGTGAGCGAGAGACCGAGGCTGAGGGGGAAACACTGGAGCTTGGAGAAAGGGATGGGCTAACAGAGGCGCTCGGTGAGACAGAGCTACTCGGGCTAAGCGAGGGGCTGGCAGAAGCGCTCGGGGAAACACTTGAGGAGGGGGATAAACTTCGAGAAACGCTAGCGCTAGGACTAACCGAAGAGCTCGGTGAAACCGATGACGAGGGACTAAGACTCCTAGAGACGGAACTCGATGGAGATAGAGATGGGCTAGTAGATGTACCTGACGCATTTATCTCGATACCGACGGCAAACATCCTGTCATTGTTGGACTGATAAGTACCATCAACCGTGGTGTCATTGGTAGTCTTGGACTCGACGGTCATGTTTATTTTGGTCGAGTCAGCAGTTACACCGTTGTTGGAGAGGGTTGTAAAGCCAGAACCAGGAGTAAAGGTCATCGTGGCATTGGCTGTGTCTACCGCACCGAAGAACCCGATAGTTCCGTTATTGGTTGAGGCAAATGCACCGAGAGTGACAGTCAGTGTGTCGGCGGTGGTTGTGTCGCTGACCGACTGCACCACACCATCGGTGGTGTGGACATCTGAACCCGATACCGTAATGACTTGCCAAATAGAACCCAACATAGCCTGTGAACCGAAATCGAAAGTCACAGCCCCCGTAGAGGGCGCACTACCAGAAGCCCTAAAAACACTGTAGCCGTAACTGGTGCTACCCCCATCGGTAACTCGCCTAACTTGAGTCCAAGTTAAGCCATTACCAGTACAAGTAGGCGCGGTGGTCAGGTCGCCAAAATAGTGGATTGCGGCTAGTGTTGTTTGGTCGGCAGTCGGAGTTATTGACGCTGTAGCATAAGACGAAGCATTGGTATCAGAACCATTTACAGTTAAAGACGTTAAACCAATTGCCATTTTATTTTTACCTGTTTATTTAAGGACTGTTATCAGTATATGTCGTTCAGAGATAAACTCCAACCAGGTATCTTATCTATAGTTGTAGATTCAAAATTTACGGCGGTATCACGTTTGCGGAAGTGTTCAATTTTTTTCTTGTTGTACGTAAGATTCCTGCCAGTACGAATATCAATATAAGCGACGGGGGCTTTCCACTGTTCAGAGCCTTCGCCCGATAATGGCTCGAACTTTCTATCAAAGTTTTCTGGGTCGAACTCAGCCACACGCTTACGGTAGAACTCTAATAGGTCTTCCCTAAAGGCACAAAGTCCACTCACCTGGTCGGCTTCCCAGTGTACTACCACACCGTCGGAGTGAACCTTGTACCAGTTAATATCGTAATAAAACTTGTGTTCGGTAGGGGTGAAGTCAAAATGTTCGGGTGGATAAAGGACATCATGTTCCGCCATAAAGACTATATCTGATTCCATCGTCTCCAACCCCTTCAAAATCTGATGGAACATACAGAGATATGAACGTGGCATATCGGTGACTACGTTCTTTCCCATATTCCCCATCGGTTTTCGAGTTGAGGAAACCAATTCCATGTCTTTGTCTTTGGCTATTTTCCTTATCCTGCCTTGGACATTCTTGGCTATTTTAAGGGGGAGTTCGTTATCGGTAAAATATAAAATACCTTTTGTAAAGCCCAACTTTCTTTGTGACTGGGCGCCCTTGACACTGGCTTCTGTCCACATCTCCTCGTTGTCATGTACATCCTTAAGGGCGAACCAGAACTTATCTAACAACCACGATAGTGGGTAGACGGCTTTATTCCACTTGTCATTTAAGAATAGGTCCATACATATCTTTCTGGCTTTATCCTGAGATTTACCTGACTGGAGGTAGGGGAAACTAAACCCATGTTGTGTCCTAAATAGATGGGCATACCAAGTATCGAAATTACACATCACCCGCCCACCAGATAGCCAAGTCTTAAGAGCTACTTCCGAACCTTGCTGACCCCATGAACCCCACGATTCATCACATAGTTTCAGCGACCAGTATTTCTCACGGGTACACATAAAGCAACTTCCCTGTAGACTCATTGATTCCTGTAGACCCTCCCTAGGCAGTTTTTGTCTAAGTTCGGGGAAATATTTGAATCTTAATTTCTTATTAAATCTATAGGCAGAGGATTGAGGATTCTTCTTGGCTATCCAGGTTACTTCCTTCTCAAACTTCTGTTCTACATTGGCACACTCTTCATTTCTACACTGTTCGGGCATAGGTCCTTGATAAGAACGCATCTTACAGTACTGACATACCCAATCGAAAACATGGAGATTGCGCATAACGGGAACCATTGTGATGTCGTCTTCCATTCTATCTATCATCTTTTTATCAAAACCTTTATCAAACGCACAGTGGGCGTCAACTTTCATCACGTATTTAGCGGTACTCATCTCCGCCAATCTATTTTGCATAGCCCGTTGTCCTATAGATTCGTCTACATGGTGGACTCTTACTCTGGGGTCTTCTGGTACGCTAATCTCAGGCATATAACCGTCTAACCCAACTAGAATCTCTGTCTCGTCTTCTATATTCTCAAGCAGGTCTTCTACTGTCTTAGACAACCATTCTTCGTTGCGGGCAGGGACAATTATTGATAATTTCATTGGTATAATTTTACCACCTCTTTGGCTGTTCCAAAGTATGGTATTTCAAGAGCTCTTATTCTACTGGCTCGTTTATCGCCTCCCATATAACCAAAGGCATTAGGGTGGGTGAAGACAACTACTGGGTTATAGGTTTCAAAGGTTTCAAACTTTTCGTTTTTGCGACGACCAGGCTCAACCATCTTACTCTCGTCGGGATTAGTCAATCGTTCTTCCATGATTCGGATAAACTCTTCCCTGGGGGCTATCAGGGTGGCTAGTATCTTGCGCTGTCTAAGGGAAAAGAACGGGGGTTCAGACCAAGTATAAAGATTCCACCTATTGGAGTTGTAGGCGAAAGTCTGGAGATTGGAGGGACGTTGATTAAAATGTTCATCTGGCATTAAAGCGTCATCTTCCGCAAACGCCACATAAGGGGTAGTTATGGTTCTGCATACTTCCAGCAACTCCTTATAGTAATTTGTTATCGAGCTGGCTTCGGGTGTCGCATGAAGCTCAACTATAGGATAATCTTTTGCCGACTCCTTGAGCTTATCAAATACCCGCTGTCTAAATGCTTCAGGAACTTTGTGCGCACTAGAGTAAACTATAGTCAAATCAATAGAGTTTTTTAACATCGCTCGCTTTTCCCCAGAATGGAATCTCTAACGCCCTTAGTTCACCAGCTCGTTTGCGTGTTCCCAAACCTTCAAACGATAGTTCAGTCTGGTGGGAGAACTTTATGTTCGGGGGTTGACTATAAAAATCTTCCGCCTCCTGTATCTGGACTCCTAATTGCCTCTCATATCGTGAAGGTTCAGCCCATATATCTTTTAGGTGTTCTCCTCCGGGGTTGGGGTACTTAGCAAAGCGTTCCTCCATCGCTTCGATAAAAGCCTCTCGCTCACAAATTAAATTGCCTAGGTTCTTCCGACCTTTGTAGTTATAGATGGGTGGGTCTTGCCAAGTGTAAAGTCCCCAATACCCTAGATTGTAGGCAAAGGGGGTTTTGCGGGGGCGGTATTTGAAATGTTCGGGACTGTAGAGCTGGTCATCTTCAACGCAAGCGATGTACTTAGTGGTGGCTTGTTTTGCTCCCCTAAGTGCCATGCGGTAGATGTTAAAGTGACTGGGCGTGCTACCATCCAGTTCCACAATAATAAGGGGTATGTCTCCCAATGCTTCTTTGAGTTGCCCCATCGTATTATTGGCAAACTTATCGGAGATAGTTCGGGCGGTGTACATGACCGAAGTCAAATCAGATGTGTCGGTCATAATATCTCAACCCTCTCTTAATTCTATAAGCCATATCTCTAGCGTTCATTATTCTAGGGTAGGTGTCTAGGCTTCGTTGTAGGTAGTATTCTCTGGATGGGTATTTGTAATGTAATAGTTCAAGACCTGATTCTACAGTGGGTAGGTTCACAGTATGCCGACCATCCCCTAACTTTACATCTAGCTTAGGGTTGAACACTATAGGTTTGTCGAACGTACTCATTCTTACCTGTTTACAGTCTTCTAGCTGACCAGTTAAACCAACCATCATATATCCAGTTGTCTTAAGAACAACCTCGCTTGTGACTAATTTGTCCAATCCTGTAACGAATTCATCACAATCCACTACCACCGCCCAATCACTAGGGTTATTCTTATAAAACGAGTAGAAGGTATCATTGAATTCATCCTCGTTTAACCCCTCAAACCCGTACAGGGAATACTCTACCATGGGGTGGGCTTTGGCTATCTCAGCCGTCTTATCGGTAGAGTGGTCGTCTATAATGAAGATTTTATTAGCAAACTGCTCGTAGTGCTTCAGGAAGTGGGGGAGCATGAACTCCTCATTGTAAACTATGCTATACACGTTAATCATCTGTTGTGCTCCAGATATTTACATTTCAGGTAATCCTCATCGATAACATTTTGCGACACGCCCTTTATGGCTTCGGTTAGGGATAATTGGTCTATGGAGTGAAAACGGGCTATAGCGACCCACCAAGCCTTTAATGCTTCTTTGACCTCTGTTGTGGGGCGGTATATAAAGACTGTAGAGGCGAACAGCTGTCCGCTGGGGTCGACTTCTGCCATCTGACCGTCTATATCCTCTCCCTCGTATCGGGGTGTAATATAAGGGCAATTTATCTTTAGGCGGTGCTTAAGATAATCGGCTTCTTCCTGAATGGTCTTACGACGGTTATGTCGGAAAACTGCCATATCTTTGTCTCCGAGTTGTTCTATGAACCACCTGAGTGAATCAGTCCGAACTAGGTTTGTAGAACTGTCTACCCAAAGATAGAAGTCGTACCCAGGCTTGAGTTGCCAAGCGTGAGTTTTGACTATCCTAGCCTGGAGGCGAGGCGTCATGGCTTTCATACGGGCTGGTAGTTCCTTCTCTGTAGCACACCAGTAATCTGCCGACTGATTGGCGTGGTTCTGGGGTTTATCGAATCTCCCGAAATTAGCAGTGTGTATTAAAGTTTTCATCCGTGTTTTTTATGTCTTTCCACTTTCAACCAATCGCAATCTCGGTAATCATCCGGTAAGATTTTAACTCTCAGACCACTTTTCTTAAGAACATAAGCCCAGCTCATCTGGTCAGATATGCAGTACCTAGAGACGTGATAGAACCACTCTTTTAGCATTTCGTGAACCTTCGGGGTGTTGCGGTACATAAAAACCCCACCGTTGACCATATAATCGTCCACATAGTCCTTATCATCTTTGATGACCTTTATTTGTTCGTCTAGCCACTCCCCCGTATATCTCTCGGTAAGATAATTGGAGGGAGCATTATTGTTTAGACCACGCCAGTTATAGCGGTACTCCCACCATACGGTGTCTCGGTCGGGGTGTTTAAGGACAACCACATCATAGTCCTTATCCATAAGATATTTAACTCCGTCTGGGCTTTTCAGGCTGAGGTTACCGTCAAGCCATACATAGAAGTCGTATCCTGGCTTCATCTGCCAACCAAACATTTTGGGTATTTTAGCCTGTAGCCGGGGGGACATTGAGTTCTTCCTGGGAGGGTAATTATCATCTGTAAAAGTAAAGTAGTCAGCCTTGACCGTTTGACTTGTGTGCTTAACGTGCTGGTCGAAACTGCCCAACGATGTTGATAGGACTGCTACTTTCATTTATTGCTCCGGTTGGAAGAACATCCAACTCCTGTGATTGTCTCGCTTTAAAGATTTATCAGCTTTAGAATTTAATCCCCAAACGTACAGTTGGATGTGATTGTCGGCAACGTACTTGTTTACAGATTGAACAACAGCGTAGCGGTTCTCGCCAGTGTGCTCGCCCCCATCGATGCGGGCGTAGTCATGTCCCGAAACCACTCCACCCTTACGAACTTTCTTTGCCCACTCTGTAATATCCTGCATTACCCAGGGGTCGGAGTGATTGCCGTCAATGTAGACCCAGTCCAGTCTGCCGTCCTCAAAGTCTTTTAGGGCGTCCATAGAGGTCTTTCTTACAAAGTGATAGTTAGGGTATTGGTCTAATCTAGTGTGGGCGTCGGCTTGTAGAGCCTCAAAGGTTCTTTGGAGCTGGTAGTCCTTATACCCTTCGTAGACTTCGTAGGGGTCGACTCCGTAAAGGGTTAGGTTGGGGTTGGCGTCCATCAATATCTTAGAGTATTTGCCATGAGCGACCCCCACCTCTACTCCCGTGTTGCCGATTTTAGCTAAGAACTTGGCCAGGTCTACTCGGTTGGTATCCCGTATCTCTTGCACCCCGAGGTGCCCCTCAACCAGTGTATAATCATCAAACATATAACTCCTTAATTTCTCTTACTTTTAATCTGCGACCCGGGCAATTGAATTCTGTACTCCAACTAGGGACAAGATTTATCCACCATAGGAACTCTTCCTTATCTATTACAAACCTGTATTCATCCCTTATCTCAGCTTCGGGGTGGTTCTTTAGGTAATTGATTAGTGTATTAGAATTAGTACCCCAAGAGATATTTCCCAACCTTACAATCGTATATTTCTTCCAATTAGATTTAATAATTTCTTCCATCTGACGTTTATGTATTTGATACCGTCCCTCGGCATAGAATATCGACAGAGAAGAAAAATAGACCAGATGTTTATCTTTGTTCTGACTCATCAAAAGGTCAATCTCTCTACCATACTCTGCCTCTCTTGCCTCCTGAGAATGACTCACACCAGAGGCAAACCAGATAAAACCTGGTCGGTCTTTGAGAACTGAGGCTATATCGCCCGAGCCAACAACACTCATTTTACGAAGTACCAATCTTCTTGTCTATCGTCTCTCTCCGCATTGGGGTCATATTCAGTAGTTAGCAACTCATAATTGTTTTCTTTAGTAAATTCATTTACAGCAGGTATAACGCCAATTTTATTCCATTTTCCCCATATGTAATCATGTCCAGAGACAATACCACCTTTTCTGACTTTGGGTGCCCAGTCAATGATGTCCCGTTTAACAGCTTCGTAATCGTGGGCGCCGTCGATGAATACGAAGTCCAGTGAGCCATCAGCTATCCACCTACTTGTTTCGTGGGCGTCCGCCACCACCATCACAAAGTTTGGATAGTCCTTAAGTGCTTCGTGGGCGGTAATCATATTGGCGTCGTGGGTAGACTGTATGCGGTTAATGCCATGTCCTCCGTAGGGTCGGTAGGCATCTATGCTTAGAAGTTCCAATCCTGGGATATTATCATAGAGAATCTTGGAGTAGCGCCCGTGGCATAATCCAACCTCTACTCCTTTCTTGAACCCAAGGGAGGCGAAGTGGCGGGCGAGTTCGGTGCGGTTACGCATAATTGATAAAACGGCCTTGTTCATCTCTCATATCTCTAACTCCGGTAATCCCTCTGAATTGACCCATCCAGATGGTTGCTTTGACGGGTCCCTAGACCAATCAGTTTTAGCGTCTTCATGTATTCGTGTCTCCCAGTCTTTCGGCCAGCCAGGTGGATTAAAGGTGTCTATTAACCACTTAAAGTCGTGGATTCTGGGGGGAGAAGACCATTTATTTAAGAGCCAATAATTCATCATATGTATACGGGCCTTTTCTTTATAGGTTTCGTGTCGCTTGTATTGCTCCCGAGAGAATCCATACCCCTTGCCATCCTTGCCCTTGTGGTAGTGGGCATAGAAAGTTTTCTTATTTACCATTACTCTACCCCCACTTAACTGAGCCTTGAAGCCGATTTCTTGTGCCTCCCCGTTAAATGGACCATAATTATCATTATCTAACCCGTCAGGGAACAATTCATCCCAATAAGTCTTTTTCATAAAATAGCATGAGCCTTGCCACGACATCGTGTCGTCGATTTCTGTATCAGAACGGCTTATATGGCGTTGTTTGTCTATACCCCCGCCATATAAGCCACAACGGCGGTCAAACGGCCTCTCGTAAGGATAAGCGATATACATGTAGTCGACAGGGGGGCGACCGTCATTTATAATTTCCCATTTATCGGCGTCAAGCCGGTAGCGACGAGGGACGACAACCCAATTATCTTCACAATCTAACTTTAATTTTTCATCAAAACCTTCATCCATAAGCACATGTTCATCAACTTTCATAACATACTCACCATTAGCAATAGACATGCCAGCATTTATGGCAGACCTCATCCCCAGATTGTCATGTAGCTCACCCTGATGGATAATAGTTAGTTTGGGTCTATCCTCAAGTTTCGTCTTGGGCCAGTAACCATCTAAAATCACAATAATCTCAATTTCACCCCTAGCTTGGTTCAGTAAACTCTCAATAGTTTTCTCTAGATACTGGTCAACCCTAGATGGGATAATTATCGATAGCATTGTATTTCTCCTTTAATTCTTCAATTCTTTCAGTATAAATAACTCTCCACTCCGGAGATAATGGTATAATTGCCAGTATCATAACCAAGTAACCAATCGTGTATTCAAGTTGTAGATGTTCATTTAATTTTTCCATAGATGTAATCCATAAGTTCTACTTTGGGTATCCAGTTAGGGGTTGTGTTCGGGAGTACGGATTTAGTATGTGTTATCTCTCCCTTGCGAGCAGGAGCAAATTTTATCGGTTTATCTATGGCTTTAGCTACCTCTAAAACACTATACACTTGGTTACTACCCAATTTGTAAGTGCCAGAATCCCAATCTATAGAAAGAATAATTGCCTCAACAATATCTTCTACATATCCATAGATTCGTTTAGTTTGTCCATCACCGTAAATAGTAAGTTCGTCTCCTACTAGCCACTTGTCGACAACACTACGACTACCCTTACCGTAGACATTTGGGAATCTTAAGATGGTAGGGTGGTTGCATAGCATTTTTACATATTCCTCACAGACGTATTTAGATAATCCGTATGGTGATTCAATGGTTTCCTGAATAGTACCACCGGAACTTGCAAAAATAAACTGAGCATTTTTGTATCTTTCTGCCAACCTTATAGTTCCTAGAATATTAGTTTCTGCATTTTTGAAGGGGTCGGCTACTGAGGCAACCACCCCAGGTTCAGCAGCTAGATGAATGACTAAACCAACATCTGGTAAGTCGCAGTCTAGAATGTCGTTACCTTCTTTTATATCTAACCCTATAGCATTTTGTAGTTTAGGCATCAAATAGCTTCCTATAAAACCTAAATGTCCGGTAACTACTATTCTGCTTAAGCCCATCTCAACAATTTCTGTAGTTCATCAACATTAAAAACCATTTCTTTACCGTCTGATACAAGTACAATTCTACCAGCCGGAACACCACTATAGTAAACCCCAGGGATACGATTATCTACATGCCAAAGAATTGAACATCTATGATTGCTTTTTTTATCTATAATATGCCCCCACCCCCTATCACGAACACTACGAATCGAAAATCCGCCATTTCTTTGTTGGCGTTGTTGATGTTCAGCTAATTCCGACTCTTCAAGCTCTTGAGCTGTGAGTTTGCTTTTACGCATATTTTAGTCCTTAGGTAAACAATACAAAAATCCCCTATAAAACACAAGGGGATTATTGTAGAGCGGTCAGTCTATCTGTTTGCTCGAGGGTCATTGGGGTCTACGTCTAGATGTAGTTTATTAGCCATTAGATATTAGCTCCCCCGCTTACTCTAGCAATCGCAGCCGCAGTTGGAGCGATTGTAGTCGCATTAGTTACGGTGGTAACTGCTTTTTCAGCATAGATAACTGCTTGCTCTAGAACAGAGTCATTCATGTACTTCGTAGCTGTGACATCTACATTGACAGCACCAGCGCGAAGTATAAGTTCTGAACGTGAAGGCATATTATCCCCTTTCCTTATTAGGGGCGGTTAATAGCCCGCCCCATAAGCTAGCTCACTAAGGAGCAGTAGTACGAGTAAGCTCCTGGAAGCTAGATGCTCGTTCGACGCCTACACCATAGATTGCGTGTAGAACAGTTTTTAAACCAACATAGTCGACGGAGTATTCCATCTCGAACTTAGGTCGTTGAGCTTGAGCCAGAACTAGAGCAGATTTGTGGAAGAACAGATTGCGGCCAGTTGTAGAGGTTTGAACATTACCAGAGTGGTAAAGGTCCATACCGTACAAAGAGCCAACTAAGCCTGTGCCACCGTCAACGGCTTTGCCGGTTTTTCCGGTTTGGTCGTAAGCGACGTACTTGTTGATAGCAAGCAGGTCACTTTTTGTGTTGTGACCGATGATACCACGGCGTTGGCTTTGTGGAGTGTTGGCATTATCGAAGTTGTAAACGAGTGTCAGGATGTCTGCATCGTCGATTACTGCACCACCAGTGACAGTTGAACCTACTGAACCGTAAAGGCTCATTAAGTCAGTGTCGATTTGGCGGGCTACGCCCTCTGCCATTCGGTCTCGGAAAGCAGTTTGCAGGTCGTAGTTAGATAAGACCTTAGCGATGTCCTCGATTAGAACAGCGACGTAGTAGTGTTTGTTGATTGAGTGGGCGATTGCTGTGCCTTCGGGTGAGTCGTAAGTTACAGCAGATGAAGCAGATTTTGCACGAGCGTTGACGGTACCAGTGAATGGTACACGGATAGTGTCTACACCTTTAGCCAAACCAGAGCGGTCAGTGACCAGCTTGGAGGCTTGCAAAATAGCATCAAACGGAGCTTGTACGTCTCTAGTCCAGGCTTCCTGGACATATTGAGCTGTCTGAGCAATCGATAAGATTACATTAGAGCCAGTAGTTCCCATTTTATTTCCTTTTTTGTTATTGGACTTTCGTCCTTACTTTTGTATGTTGCGAACAGAACGTTTTATGACCGCCGACAATTCTTCGTCAGTCATCTCTTGGGGAGATTTGTTGAGATTTAGTTTCGTGGTTGAGCCGTCTGGTCGAAGACCAATATTAGCTGCCTGCGAAGCAATATTCTTTTTACTTGTTTGGAGTTTATCTCCTGCCATTGAATCAGACAGTTCCATGATGCCTTCTACAAAATCCGAGTATCGAACATTTGGGTTTATGACAGTATCGGTTTTGGGATTGTATCCCACGCTAGTTAAATACCAACTGTTGATAGCGGAAGCTGTCTCGGGTTTGAAATCTGGTGAATCTTTGTCGAGAATCGGATATTTACCCTCAACTTTGGGGGCATCTATCTCGAGCCGAGTGTGGAATTGCATCGACTTAGCCTGTTCACGACCCTGATTAAACGACGCTTCGGCGGTGGCTAGACGGTCATTCTCAAACTGTTCGATAGTGTCATCGTCAGCATTAAGAACTTCTCGGTAGTCAATACCTTGCGGTTTAGGGACTTTAATAGGAGTCTCATCACCCTTTAATTTGGATACTAGATTCTCTAGTTTAGCTAACCTTTCGGCTTTGCGTTTACTCATCGGCGGAGTAGCTTGTTCTTCGCTTTCTTCCTCGACCGAGGCTTCCTCGTCTAGGGTTTCCTCTTCGGTTTCCTCTAATTGTTCAGGTTCTTGAGGTGGCGTTTCTTTCGGTTCTTCCTTGGGTTCCTCTTCTGGCTTAGTAGCCACTACGATTTCTCCAGGTTTAGTTTCTTCTAGTTTTACCTCATCTTCTTTCGCCATTTTGTTTTCCTCCATGACCTCGTTTTAACATCCGGTCGGCAATGTTTATCTTTATTTCATGCCACGTAATCGGCGGCAGACCCGTTAGTTGTTACTATACACTACTTTTTTGAATTTAGGTAAACCATTTGTATCAACACCATCTAGCAAGTAATCTACGGGGATGGTTTGAACCAACGAACCCATTTCAGTATCAGCTATCAACTGGTTCCCCTGTTGTCTCCAGTTTCTTGGTCTAATACTTTTAAGATTTGTAGAAATAGGACTTTCTAAAGAGTCGGTTCCATGAAAATCGTGAGTGGGTCGAGGTATTTTCCAGTAATCAAAATCTTTAAGTTCACGTTCGTTGTACATCATTTACCTGTTCCATCACATCAACTGCATTATCATACCTAGACAAAAAAGCGTTTATCTCATTTATCATATTATTAGCTAAAACCCACATCTGTGCTATATCGTCATTGGGGACCTGGAACCTTATTTCGGAACCACTAGGGGTATAAGACATGAAAAAAGTCTTGCGATTCTCCCAATACTCACGTATTTCTTTAAATTCTTTAGATTTCGAGTATTTGGCTAAGTTCTTTTCTTCAGTTAATAATTCTTCTGAAATTTGAGTTTTTGGGAGGTCTGTACCGAATGTATCGCCAGTCATAACGTGTTCTGCCATATATTCTCCTTAAATCTATTTTACTGTTGGAGTAGGTTTTTGTCTAGCCGTTTCTTTGGTAGTCTTAGCCTGTAGCTGAGACGCCATCATCTGTTGTTTCATTTGCATTTTAGCTTGATTATCTTGATGACCAGAATCAACGGTATGTTTGTGAGCATCGAGCATCAATTTTGCTTGGTCAAGTTCCTGTTTATGGTCTTGTTGATGAGCTTTTAAAACCATATCGGGAGTCTGAGGATTCTGAGAGGGTTGATACCCGTCGGCGGATTCCATCTGTCGTTTAATGTCTTCGGGAGCATCTTTGTAGGTTAAGAGTTGTTTAGGAGGAACTGGTTTCTGAGCTATTTGTTGTTGAACTTGATGAGGAGCAGGTTGATTAGGGTCGAACTTAACAAAATTCTTCGCACCTTTAACACCTGATAGTTTCTCACCAGCTTCTAATATAGCTCCCCAGTTGACGTCTACTCGTGGGTCATCTTTGAAAATATTCTGGAACTTAGCAATCATACTAACAAATGTGTCAAAAGCCTGTTGTTCGGCTTGACGGTCTGCCTTAGTTGTAGAATCAGGTGAAATATTGAATCGATATTCTATCCCTTTAAGTTTTTTAGGGTCTACCTTTAATTCTCCGGCCGTACCTTTAGATACCAGCTTTAGAGACTTAGCCGTGAACAGGTCTTGAAGGTCTCCCATACCAGAATCTATTATTTCCTGTATGTCGCTAGCGAACAGAGCAACAGGAATATCTTCTGTCCCGATATTAGCAGTAACAGAGAATAATCCATCAAATAATTGTTCTATAGCACTCTCTAGATGCCGAAGTTCTGACCCATCACGAGAAGCCTCCTTAGAACCATAATAACCAATAGCTGCCGGTGTTTTACCCTGAGAGGGGTTTAAGGCTTCGGCACCAGGGAGAGAAGCGTTTTGAGTGCCATACATAGACAAGAGAGAGCCAGTTAGGTCGCTCATAGCCGCCTGATATGTCTGGAGACCGGCAGAAGAAGTTTCTAGTCGGCGGATAGAGTTAGGTAGGGTCTCTAACATTACCGCACCCTCTCGATAGTCCAAAGTATGTTTAATAACACCGTTGGAGTTAGCTACAATCGGTGGTATAAGATTCATCTTAACGCCCTTGAAGTAGAAGTTTCGTAGACCATCACGCCCGAACTGAATAGCTCTAGAACGTTGGAAATCACCTAACCCGTAGAAAGAGTCAAATAGTGGTTGGGAGTATTTAATAACAAATGGAATCCGACCATTCTTATGGGGGTTGGGAATTTCTCTAACTTGGATATGACCATGGTCAGGTGCAAATGTACACCAATTACCGTCAGGACCAGATTCATAGCGAGTAGCCAGACAAACACCGCGTTTACGAGATTGAGCTACACGAATCCGTTCAGTAAGTGTGTCTTTGTGGGTGTCAACATGGGTTGATTGTTCTGAAAGTTCGATTAGTAAATCTAGGGCATCATCATCCACTCCCGGTTTACCCTTCATACCCTCTAAGAACTTCTTAGATACCCAGGTAAGAGCAGTGACATAATCCATATCTAC